GACGACATAGAAGCCTGAAGTTAATGCAGACTCATGTACCTTACCGAAGGTTGAGCCTACCTTTTCCTTACCTACACCAACGATGGTCCAAGAGTTAAGGGCGATTACTAAGGCAATAAAGCCTACTAATACAGTGCTGATTAGAGTTGTTGCTTTCATTAGATGTTAGTTCCTAATAGATTTTCTAAGTTCTTCACCACAGCACTAGCAGTAGTCGCTTCTTCAGTGGCTAGTTCTGCAACTATCAAAGCAGCAGTAGCGGAAGCCTCTTGTTCAGCTTGGTGATTCTTAAGTTCGTTGAGTGTATGGCGTAGACCAGAGGTAATTGATTTGACTGACTTACTTTTAGCCAGCACGTTTAATAAATTCATTGTTAGTTCCTAGTTCACGTAGTCGCATAAGTCCCATCACAGATATGTACCAGACATTCCCGTAGGTATCAGACTCAGTGTTACGTGTAGTTATTAAGCCTTCACAAGCACACACAGCAACCAGCTCAGGGTTTAACCGAGCGAAGTTACTACGTGTGGTGAAGGGTGATTGATAGGCACGTAGAAGTACCTCAGTGAGTTTCAGCCCATGAGTTTCCAATATTGAACTCCCCATCTAGCGGACACTTAAAGTTGAATACTTCAGTGACACGTTGGATTGTAAGAACAGCTATCTCACCTACCTTCTGGGCTAGGTCTTCACGAACAGCTACCTGTATTTCATCGTGAACCCAAGCGCATAGGCAGTAGTCACCGTCCCATCCATGTTTAAAACCTTGTGCTTGCATCTCCTTCTCAAACTCAACAAGCCACTGCTTGCAAATGATTGCACCAGCAGACTGCAAGAGAAAATTTAATGCGGCATGGGGTGAGCGTATGTGGATGTGGCGACCATCAAGAGCCTTAACAAAGCCACGCTCAGCAGCTTTGGATACGCCTTCACGTAACTGTTTAAGGGCAGGAGTCTTATCAAGAAAAGATTTCTTAATCTTCTTACCTTCCTTAGCGCCTCCACCTACTAGCTCACCAATGAGTTGGTCACCAGCGCCATACAGGAATGCATAGATAAAGGTCTTAGCTTGGTCACGTGTAGGTAGCCCAGCAGCTAATTGATTCACTGTGTGGATGTCACCATCAAGGACTACAGCAACGTAAGCACCTTTGTCATAGATAGACATGTAACCAGCTAATGCTCGTAATTCGAGGCCAGAAGCATCGGCACCCATGAGCTTCCATCCTTTGGGGACAGTGAATAGTTCACGGCAATCTTTACCGTAAGCTGCTCTCATGGATGGTATCTGAGCTAGGTTAGGATGGCTGTGAGTAGCTCGTCCAGTACCTGCACCATTCGGGTTCACACTTCCGTGAATCTTTCCGTTGGTACATACCTTGAGCCACCCTTGCTTACCTTCAGCTACCTGACCTAGACGCTTCTGTAACATGAAGTACCTAGCCATCTGCTTTGCTTCAGGGTAGTCCAGCTTAGACAGAACTGTTTCATCTATCTTAGGCTGCCCATTATCTGTGAACACAGTAGGCTTCCAATCGTACTTAGTGATAAGTCTGTTGGATACGTGAGCGCGTGATGCAGGGTTGAACTCCACTATCTTGATGACAGTGAAGGGTGCGTCCTTAGTGCGGTCAGCCCTCAAGGGGTCCTTGTAGTTACAACTACGTGCAGGCTCCGTGATTCCCTCGGATACAACCCATGCAGGGAAGAGTCCGTAGAGTTCTTGGTAGATATTGTCACGCTGTTCAGCTAGGTCTATGTATAACTTCTGTGCTTTCTTCTCATCAAACACAAAGCCATTACACTCTTGCTTCCACATCAGCTCAGCTACCGAATGCTCAAGGTCTAACGCACGTTGGCTATAACCTTTACCAAGCACCTTGTTATAAAGGTCCACGGTTACACGCACGTCCTGCTCACAGTAGGTAAGCATCTCTTCAGTGAATACATCCCATGCATTCTCTTGCTGACCATAGTCACCTTTGAGTTCGCCAAGGCGGTAGCCCCACGCTTTTAAAGAGTGAGAACCAATTAACCTGGAGGGTAATATATTCTTGAAGTGACTGAAGTCTAGGTCCTTGATGTTGGACCATATCAGACGGGAACAAACTAGAGTGTCGATGACACGCTTAGGTTTGAAGTCAGGGTAGAGTTTCTGAATTGCTGGTACATCAAACTTGATTCCGTTATGGGCAATCAGCTCATCAGCACTCTGCATCAAGGAGATACCTTCACGTATCTCATGGGGTCTAAAGGTGTGGAGGATTCCAGTGTCTAGGTCATGAGCAACGATGCAGTGGATTGTAGTGAGTACATCTAGAAAGCCATTGGTTTCGATGTCGATAACTAGGCGCATTGGGTTATCCTTTTAGTTTATGAAGGTGGCTTGGTAGCCTTTGACGACTTCTTTTGTGCCATGACAGAGGTAAAGAACGCTGGTTACACCTATGTCTGCACCAAGGCTAGCTGCGACTGCACTTTCAAAGTCATCCACACTTCCATCAGGGCGTGTTAGGCGAACAGCGTGGACGCTAGACCTGTTGACGTTCTGCTCTTGGCGTGTGGCCCACCTGACGTTACCCACTTCGTAGTGTCCCTTACCATCTATCCTATCCACGGTGTGACCGAGAGTCGGCTTTCTACCTAACTCAGTCCACCATTCAGTAAAGTTATTGAATCTAAACTCAATTCCTTTCATCCCATATCGAATGTATTGTTCGTTGTTAGGATTGTTACATCGTTGATATGCGTGTTCATAGGATTTCACTTCAGGGATTCCTTGAGACTTGCCGTTGCTGTTTTTGTAATTAGCGCGCACACAAGTGCCGTCAGTGCCGTAGCACTTTTCAAGTTCTGTCATTTGAGTTACCTAGTTAGAAAGGAGAAGCCACAGCTACTGAGTCGAATGGACTAGCTTCGTGTAGTTTTCCTGTTTCATGGTTGTAGTTTAATGGGAAGGTCATGCCTGTGGACTGCCCCGTATACCTGTCTTTCAGTACACGAAAGGTAGTAGTCTCACGTTCAGTAATGTCTTCAGCTTGCTGGTCACGCTCAAGGCCGAACATGAAGTGACACCAGAATCCAATAGCTCGTGAGCCTTTGAAGTGACGGATGCTTACACGTCCACCTTCTTCATGAGACCTACCATCAGGAGTAGCTAAGTGACTCACCATTGTGATGATGACGTTAAGACGCTTGGCTAACATAGCGATAGCAGCAGTGACTCTCTCTAACTCAACTCGCTCATCATTACCTTGGCCTGTAGCCAGTGCAGTAAGGTGGTCGATGTAGAAGATTTCAATGCCTTCAGCATGGTGCATGTATTCGATGTTGGACTTGATGGTGTCCCATTCACATGTACCAAAGCTGTCATACATACGTAGACGGTCATGGTCCATAAGTTCATCAAGAGCTACGCCCCTGTCTTCCTTGGTCCAATCACCATCAGGTATATGGAACTGCTTACCAGCTTGCTTACCAGCGATACGAATAGCAGTCTCAGCAGGACGTTGCTCTAAGAAGAACACACCTACAGTTTTCTCTAGCTCATACATGTCGTGAACAATCTGCTGGGTTAGGAAGTCAGTCTTACCAACTCCAGTACCAGCACCAATTGCATACACTTCACCAAGCCTGCGACCATAGGTGGCCTTGTTCAGGGTAGGTAGATACCAAGACATGCCCCACTCGACTGGCTTCTCTAGTTCTTCACGGATGTCCGCAAGAGATACTATGCCGTCAGGTCGGTACACCTTAGCGCCCCACATTGCTTCAAGAATCTTACGACTAGCACCAGCCATCAGTGCTTCGTTGGCATCTTTGAAACCATTGATGGTAGCGATGAAACATTTACCAGCTGGAAACAGTGGAGCGCAGGCAGCTGTGGCCTTCTCCCCTGCTTCGTCACCGTCAAACATTAGGATGACTTCTTCAAACGCATTGAAGTAGGACAGGTTAGCGGCAATAGTTTTAGCCGCACCACCTGCTCCATTAGGTAAAGAAATTACAGGCCATTTGTTATCCTGTATTTGGCTAACAGACATAGCGTCTATAGCACCTTCGGTAATGACTACTTTCTTACCTTTGTTCCACAGCTTAGTACCGAACATAGGCATCTGTTTGAAGTCACCCAGTATTGGGAACTCCTTGTCCTGTGTTCTTAACTGCTGTGCTACTAACTCTCCTTTAAGATTATGTAAGGGACAGATGTGTACTGGCTGTCCACGGTATGAACCTACCTTGTACCCAAAGTGTCGTGCAGTTTCTTCAGAGATGCCGCGCTGTCTTAAGGCACGAACATCACCTGTAATTAAATCACTAGCCATACGAGTCCTTTGGGGTTGGGTATTAGGTTCACCATCTTCATCTGGCCACTCTAGGCGACCACATCCTGCTCCGTAGCAGAAGCCACGGCCTGATGCATAGCGTGTGAGAGCATCACTTGACCCACAGTCGGGGCAAGCTTCACGCCCTACTGCTGGGCTGTCGTCATGTTCTCTCATGACTAGGCTGCTAAACTATATTCAGCATACTTAGTCTTGTTCACACCATTCTTCATGGTGGTATCTACCTCGACACCTGACTTTTTTATACTGTGAACCACAGCAGCTAGACGTGTGATTCCATATAAGCCAATGGCTTCGATAGAAGTAATCTTGCGATTGTTGTTCAAGTGGTTAAGGACAGTTTGAGTTTGTGACATATTAATTTCTCTCAGTTGTTGAGTTCATAAGAATGAAACACCCTCGGAATTGAGGGCGTTGAGTTTGGTCTGGCTATAGTGCAATTTAATTATTTTCAGTAGCCCACCAGCTCTTCACATCGAAGGCTGGACAGTCTTTAAGAACATTAGGTAAATCGCGGTGGCCTAGGACTTCAGCGTCTGGATATAACTCCGTCAACCTTTCGATGAGTGCCTTAAGGGTCACCCATTGTTCGTCCGTAAAATTGTCTTCTGATATGGTTACGTCCTTTTCAGTAACGCCACCAACCATTGCTACACTGATAGATGTGGCATTGAAGCCACGGGCATGAGCGCCTACCTGTTCAGAGTCACGGCCTTCTTCAAGAAGACCATTCTGTCTAATCACGTAGTGATACCCGATACCTAGAAATCCACGATGGCGATGCCATGCGTCAACCTCTACTCTTCCTACATCCATTGAAGGACGTGTTGCTGTGCAGTGAATTACAATTAATTCTGTACTGCTTCTTTTAGCCATGCGTGTGGGATACTCTCCTTTGCATACAGGAACCCATGTTTCTCACACCACATAGCGTATGTAGTCTTTGAAGTTTTTGAGATTCGCTGCTTTGGGTTGGAGAACACAAACCTGATGTCTAATTCAGGATGTTGTTCTTTGATTAGAATGTGCTTCTGGCGGTCAGCCACCATGAAGCGGCCTTTGGTCTCAATGAAGATATGCCCTATCTTAAAGTCAGGCGTGTAGGTAGAAAGGCGAGAAGGTTTTGTGTACTTAATCTTCTCTTCCTCGTAGGTATACGGGATGCCCTGAGCTGCTAACTCTTTAGCTACCCGTACCTCTAGTCCACTTCGGAATCCATACTTCAGACCAACGTCTTTAGAATGGAACGTCTTCATAGTCCTCCGTTGATTCTTCTTGGAAGCTCTGGGCTTCAGCAGGTACTGTTGCGGCAACGTGTGAGTAACCTTCCTCGTCATCAAACATCGAGGTGGCTTCACTGGTTCCAGCTAATGCTTCAATCACCTGCACTGAACGCATACGCAGAGATAACCCTGCGCCTGCTAGTGCTGTGTAATACGGTATGATTTGAAAGCCGATACGTACCAGTGAGCCGTTCCATAGAGGAATCTCTTTAGTAATTGGCTGACGCTTGGCATCAACTACAATAGGCTTCTGTTCAAAGGTCTCACCTTTCATAGTGGTGACCTTAGCCTTTAGCTTTAACTTAATAGTGACATCACCAGTCTCAGCGTTGACATCATATGGGTCAGTCACACGAATCTTTGCACGTGGCTTACCTGTCTCTTCAACTGCGGCATCAATTGCTAAGGCATGGGCTGCATCAAGCATCGCCATGATGTCTGTAGCATCAGAGTTGTCCATCACTAGCTTAGTACCATACTCACCATCTACATTAAATTTAGTATCTGGTGTCCATAATTTAGCCCACTCTGTACGGCCTCGTGGTGAGGTGTGCATTGGAAGCTTGTTAGTTTTCTTACGTTGGGTCATATAATTTCCTATATGTCAGGTGCGTATAAACGCTATTTGTTAAGGTTAGCCGCGATGAACTCATCGAGGATTACGCCTTGTTCCATTAGTTTGGATACAAGGTCTAAAGGCAGTGCTTCGCCTGTCTGGATAAGGGCGGCAGCAAAGGCCTGCTCAAGGGTTAGGTCTTCGATAAGTCAATCTCCATATACAAGAAAACCCTCGGGATTGAGGGTCTTCAGTTTGGTCTGGCTATAATGCAATTTAATTAATTACACGCTATGG